TTTTCACTTACGTTTGCCATATTTGTTTTCTCCGTTTTTTAACAGTTTATTTTAATAACCCGGTAGGTATTGCAAAAATATTATTTTTTACGACTACCACCAAAGGTCACTCTGGACTGTCTATCAATATTGATAGGCATATCCGGGTGCTGTTCCTTCATAAGATCATTGTCTACCGCGTTCATTCTGTCTTGAGTAAGTTTTTTAAAATACTCAGCACGTGAAACCAAAATCTCCTCTGGTATCCTTGCCAGCACAAGGCCTCCAATTCCTATACACCCCTCGTATTTGCCTTCGGTATAGAAAGGATATTTATTAGTGCCGATCTCGTTTTGAACTTGTTCGACTGTAACAAAATCCCATCCTTCCCTTAATTTTTTAGATACATTAGCTGTATCCTCAAAACCTTGAACGGTAGTACGGATCCATCTGTGGGCGTAACCGTTCGGTGCGGGTGGCGCATCCAAACTGGATGGTGGAGTCCAAGCTTTTGGAGCTTCTTTCGTTGCTTTATTCTCTGACTCCCGTGAAGTTCTCTTAATTGTACTCATACTATTTATCCTCCTTCACGTATCTAGCATATTCCTCTAGTGGCACATTTAATCTTTTAGCAATCGCTACCTGTGACTTTGTGAGTTTCACAGTTCTGCGTCCTTGTTGACTACGACCAGCCGAGGCAACCGTTTGGACGGGTTTGGGTGTCTCTTTTTTAGGCTCGTCATTAGTGTTACCAAAACTCTCTGGAAAATATCCTTTAAGTCTTGAGTTAACTTCATTATAATACTCATCACTGTCGACTTCAATACCCTCTTGGGAAATATTGTTGTGTATAGTAATAGCAGCATTGGTCATGACCTCATCAGTCCCGAACCACGTATTCTCCTCAGCCCATTTCTTAGCTCTAGGTGTAATTTGTGGTGCCGTTTGTGATGTTTCCGCTGTTTGAGGTTCAGCTTGTACGTTTTGTTGTTGTTTACTTTTTTCTTCTTCAACTTTCTTTTTTTCTTCACGATTATTCATCTCTAATCTAGCTTTTTCTTTTTCGACAGCTAGTTGAGTTAATTTATCGTTAGCCTCCATAATTTTAGAAGCGTCTTGACTTTCGATTGCTGATTGAAGAGCTACTTTGACCTGTTCTCTTTGAGCATCTACTCTAGCATCTAATTCTTTTAGATACTGTTCGTCAGTAGAATTTAACTTTTTAAGATTAGTGTCAAATTTCTTTTGTATACCTTGTGCAAAATCAAGTGCTGCTTTTTCTCTTCTTTCAGCTTCTTTTTTTTGAAAGACAAGTTTATCAATTCTTTTTTGATAATCTCTTCTCGACTCATTAAGGTTTGGTTTTTCTTCTTCAGTTTTAGATTCAACTTTTTCCTCAACAGGAGTTTCAGGTTTATCTTCTGTAACTTCTATTTGTGGTTTTTCTGTTTTATCTTCTTCTGGTTTATCGTGTCCTGTATATCCTAAATCAACTTCACCAACATTTAAATTTGGTGCTTCTTCTTTTTTTGATTTTTCTTCTACAGATACATTTTCTTCTTTAACATTATCGGTATCTAATTCTACCTCATGTTCTTTTGCCATAAGTGCTTCTGCACTATAGTCTTTTACTTCTGCCATTTTT